AAGGCAATTCTATTTTAGATGGATTGATAACAATACAAAAGGATAACACTGATAAATTTATAAAATGTTTGAATGATTCTTTAATGCAGTATGGATATGTTAATGAAATTGTTAGAAATTTTTATTTAGAAACATCTGGTATATCCTTTTCAAGTTTTAAAGTGCAGTTTACACCTATTGGTGGTGGATTTCATAGTTGGCATTTTGAAGATTATATGAACAAAACAAGGTTTCTTGTTTGGTCACTTTTTCTAAATGATGTTAACGAGGGAGGCGAGTTAGAATTTTTACAATATTCTAGAAGAATAAAAGCAAAAAAAGGAACAATGTGTTTATTTCCATGTGGTTTTACACATACTCACAGAGGGAATCCTCCTATATCAAATGAGAAATGGATTGCTACTGGTTGGTATGAGTATTTTCCAAAGGAGAACTATTGAATTTTTATATTAATGCTTTTATTATAAGACATTAAATGGACAATTAAATGAGTTTAAGTGAATTTACATTATCTGAACGAGGGCTTTCTGATTTAAACATAATATCAAGAGAGTTTTGGGTTTTAATATCTCCTGCGGCTAATGAATCGTGGACTTCAATAACAGACGATATAAAAAACAGAAGAAGTGCATCATTAACTTCGGCTGATGTTGGAACTTCTTTTTCAGAAACGGCTATATCACAATTAGCTATATCAGATTTAGCGATTCTAGTTACAAGAGAGACTTGGGATGATATACTAGCTACAACAAATACTGAGTCATGGAGTGACATCTTTTAAAATTAAGTAAGGTAAAAAAATGGCAAGCACATATACAAATAACCTAGGAGTAGAAAAAATAGGCTCTGGAGAACAAGCTGGGGCTTGGGGGACTACTACTAATTTAAATTTTGATATTATAGATAGGGCTGTAAATGGAGTTTACTCTCTTGGTCTTACAGGAACCACAACAACATTGACAACAACTGATGGGGCATTGTCTGATGGTGGTTATAAGGTATTGATTTTAACAGGTAATTTAGCTGCAAATAATACTGTGACTATATCACCAAATGACCAAAGTAAAGTATTTCTAGTTTTTAATAATACTGGTGATGCAGGTAGTGATGGGCCTTATAGCGTTATATTTACTCAAGGCTCTGGCGCTGATGCTACTGTAGCTAATGGAGAAACTGCGTGGATTTATGCAGATGGCGGTGATAGCAGTGCAATTGTAAGAAAAGTAACTTTTAATACAGAACTTTCTAATGATACATCTCCACAATTAGGTGGCAATTTAGACGTAAATGGAAAGCTTATTAAGTTAGGCGACTCTGCTACAGCTGGGACTGATGATACTATAGAGCTTGGCGCAAGTGATGATATGCAGTTGTATCATGATGGCACAAATTCTTTTATTGCAAATAAAACAGGAGCATTAAAAATTGCAACAGAAACATCTGGTATAGCTGTAACAATTGGACATACAACTTCTGAAACAACAGTAGCTGACAACTTAACAGTAACTGGTAACGCAGAAATAACAGGAACTTTAACACAAGGCTCTACTGCTGTAAAAGTTGCAGGTAAAGAAACAATTTGGGTTCCAGCTACAGCCATGTATCCTAATACAACAAATGGTTGTGCTGCTCTTGCTCAAGCAGAATTAGCTAATGGCCCAGAAATAAAAGTATTAGACTTTGATGCAAGTTCTGATGAAAATGCTCAATTTTCTGTAGCATTTCCTAAATCATGGAATGAAGGCACTATAACATTTCAAGCATTTTTTACAGTTACTGGAACAAACACAGGCACAGTAGCATGGGGTTTATCTGGAGTGGCTATAGCTGATGATGATTCATGTAATACAGCTTTTGGAACTAATGTGGTGGCAACAGCTAAAGCTCACAGTGGCACATCAAATGATTTAAATGTATCAGCAGAAAGTGGTTCTGTCACAATAGCAGGCTCACCTTCTACAGATGAGTTGGTATTTTTTCAAATTATGAGGGATGTGTCGGCTGACAGTCAAACTGGTGATGCAAGGTTATTAGGTATTAAATTATTTTTTACAACAGATGCAAAGAATGACTCATAATGACAGGATTTGGTTATAATGTTTTAGGATTTGGAGCAGGAGCAAGTAGTAATTTTAATATTGTTATAAGTTCTAATACATCTAATTTTAATTTACAAACTTACTTAAGCTCTAATTCAAATTATAATGGTAGCGATAAAATTACAGCAAGAGTAGAAATTTTAAGTGGAGTAACGGTAAATTCTACCTCTCATACCACACCTGCTTTTCAAACAGGAACTATTGGATTTGCAACAACAGGTTCTCTTTTAACCATTGTTAACAAAGGGACTATAATAGGAGCAGGTGGTCGTGGTGGCAACTTGACAAGCAATAATGGTAACAGCACCAATGCAGATGGAAAAGCAGATAGAAATGGCGGAGATGGCGGAACGGCATTAAAAATTACTATGACAACTATTATTGACAATGGTGAAGGTAGTTTACTTGGTGGCGGTGGCGGCGGAGGAGCGGCAGCTCCTGTAGACACATATGGAGGCTCCGGAGGTGGTGGTGGAGCTGGAAATGTATTTGGACAAGGTGGCGGTGGTAATGGTAGTCAAGGAACAGGCGGCTCTAATGGTGACGCAACCAATGGAGGTGGTGGAGGAAATGCCTCTGGTGCAGAAAGCTCTGATGGAGGTGATGGGGGTAATTTAGGTGAAGCTGGTAGTGATGGCTCAAGTAACGCATCTGCTTTTCAAGCTGTAGGAACAGGTGGTTCTGCAGGTAAATATTTAGAAGGTAGTGATAATGTAACCTTTACATCAAACGGAACAAGAACAGGAGATACATCTACATGACACTTCAGTCTATAAAATTTACAGCTGGAATAAACTCTGACATTACAAATCTTAGTAATCAAGGAGGATTTATAGATGGCAATAAAATACGTTTTCATAAAGGATATGCAGAAAAAATAGGAGGTTGGGCAAAATATAGTTCAAGCACTTATCAAGGAGTAGCAAGAGCTTTGCATAATTGGGTTGCTTTAGATGGCTCTGATTATTTAGGGCTAGGAACACATTTAAAGTATTATATTGAAGAAGGAACTGTGTTTAATGATATAACTCCAGTTAGGGTAACAACTAGTGCTGGTGATGTTACTTTTTCTGCAACAAATGGCTCTACAACAATAACTGTTACAGATGCATCTCATGGAGCTAATGAAAATGATTTTGTTACTTTTTCTGATGCGGCTACATTGGGAGGGGTTGTAACAGCAGCAGTTTTAAACGCAGAGCATCAAATAACAAGTATAGTAAGTTCTAATGTTTACACAATTACTGTAAGTGCAGCTGCAAATAGCTCAGATACAGGTTCTGGTGGAGGCAGCACTGTTGGTGTCTATCAAATAAATGTAGGTCTTGATGTAAGTGTTGGTGGAACAGGATGGGGCGCAGGTCAATGGGGCGGAACAACAAGTGGTGCATTAGCAACACAATTAAATGAAGCATTAGATAATAGTGAAACAGCAATAGATGTTGATGATGAAACAGGCATGAATACAGCTAATGATGTTATATTAATTGATAATGAGTTAATGCTTGTCTCAGCAACAACTGATGATAATACAATGACAGTTACAAGAGCGTATGCAGGCTCAGGAGCTAGTTCTAATGTAAATACAGCAAGTCATGGCAGTAGTAATGCTTCAACAGATGCCGTTACTCATGATGACAATACTCTTGTAAGACTTGCAAAAGGTAATGCTACTTCTACTGATGATTTTACTGGATGGGGTGTTGCATCTGCAATTACTACAGATGGAGCGCAGATAAGAACATGGACTCATGATAATTTTGGAGAGGATTTAATTATAAACCCTAGAGATGGTGGTATTTATTATTGGGATAAAACAAATGGTTTATCAACAGCAGCCGTATTATTAAATACAAGAGCAGGCACAAAAACAAGCATACCTACGGTTGCAAAGCAAGTTATGGTTACAGATATAAGTAGACATGTAATTGCTTTTGGATGTGATGGCATTGGTGCTTTAGGGGCAACTGATGGTGATGGAGTTCAAGACCCATTGTTAATTAGGTTTTCTGCAAAAGAAAATCCTCTTGAGTGGTTTCCTTCTGATACAAGCACAGCAGGAGATTTAAGATTAGGTGGTGGCTCAGAGTTTGTGCAAGCTGTTGAAACAAAACAACAAATTTTAGTTTTAACAAACAGGTCTTTGCACTCTATGACATTTACTGGTCATCCGTATACATTTGGCCTGCAAGAGCTGTCTAAAAATATAACTATAATGAGTAGTAAGTCAGCGGTGGCAGTAGACGATACAGTTTATTGGATGGGTATAGATTCTTTTTATGTTTACAGTGGACAAACACAACAATTGCCATGCACTGTAAAAAATAAAATATTTTTAGATATAAACTTAGAACAAAAAGATAAAGTTCATGCTGGTGTAAACTCTGAGTATGGAGAGGTTATTTGGTTTTATCCTACTGCAAGTAGCACAGATATAGATGCGTATGTAATATATAATTATATAGAAAATGTTTGGTATTATGGCACTTTAGCAAGGGATGCGTGGTTGGATAGAGGCATTAGAACACTGCCTCAAGCTACCGGCTCTAGTTATTTATATAATCATGAAAGTGGAAATGATGATGATGGTTCGGCTATGACTTCTTTTATTGAGTCTGCTCCAATGGATATAGGTGATGGTCATAAGTTTGTTTCTATAAATAGAATAATACCAGATGTAAGTTTTAAAGGGTCTGATACTACAACTCCAACCGTTTCTCTTACAGTAAAGGCTAAAGACTTTTCTGGTTCTAATTATGACCAAACTGGCTCTGGAACTATAGAACGTTCAGCAACCAGTCCTATTGAGCAGTTTACAAATAAGATAGATTATAGGATTAGAGGAAGGTCTTTTGTTTTAAGGTATGAATCAAGTCAGGTTGGGTCAAAATATAAGTTAGGCACACCAAGAGTTGATTTAAGAGAAGATGGAAGAAGATAATGTTAATTACTGCAATACCGCAATATTTACAAGGAATTACAAATGCTAAAGTTGATTTAACAACCACAAATAACACAACTATATATACAGCACCAAGTAATGCAGATTTTAACGTATCCGTTATAACTTCTATTTTGGTGTCTAATGATTCTGGCAGTAATGATACAATAACGGTTACTTTAACAGATACTGACTCTGCTATATTTAGTGTGTATAAATTAGAAGAAATAGGCGCTTTAAGCACAAAAGAATTATTAATTAATAGTTTAGTTTTAAAAGGTGGTGAAATATTAAAAGCACAAGCAGCAACAGCAGGAAGATTGCATGTTATTGCTAGTATACAGGAGATAAACAAGATAAGGGTGAATACGAGTGCAATTTCATGAAAGTTGCGTTTTTATTAGTTTGTATGTTAAATGGATTACCTAGTGGTCAAGCTCACTTTGCAAGTATTAATAGCTGTGATTACTTTAAAAATTATTTAGACAACCAGACTATTAGAATGGGTGAAGAAACAAGAGACTATGACTGTTATTGTAAATTAGTTAATGTTAATAAAGATACGAGGTTATATTAATGGAATCAACAATACTAAATGCTTGGAATGATTTAAGCTACTTTGAAGGTGTTTTATTTACAATTTGGCTTTTTATTCTTTACTATGGGAAATGTTGGATTGATAATAGATTTAAAAGAAAGGAATGTGTATGCTCCAAGCGTTAATAGGGCCTGTAACAGGACTGCTTGATAAGTTTATAGAAGACAAAGACCAAAAAGCGAAGTTGGCTCACGAGATAGCCACCATGTCCGAAAGACATGCGCAAGAAGCGTTACTTGGTCAGTTAGAAATTAATAAAGCAGAAGCCGCTTCAGGCAGTCTATTTAAAGGCGGCTGGCGCCCAGCAGTTGGGTGGGTCTGCGCGATTGCTTTTGCCTATCATTTTATACTCAAAGATTTAATTGTATTCGGCGCTACATTTGCTGGTGCAGAATTACCAGAATTGCCAGAATTTGATATGGGGACACTTCTCACGGTTTTAGGCGGCATGCTCGGAATCGGGGGACTCAGGACATATGAGAAGCAGAAAGGTTTAACTAAATGAGTTTATATAGAAATATACATGCAAAAAGAAAAAGAATTAAAGCAGGGAGTGGTGAAAAGATGAGAAAGAAAGGGGAAAAAGGAGCGCCAACAAAGA